ATGCTGTTACAGTTATTGCCATGTTATCCTCCTTATTGTGTCAGGTCGCTTTCGATCATTAACTCGATTGTTATTTTCCCGTTTTTCTCCGATAGTTTTTGAACCTTGCCCTTGAAACAGGCCTCATCCGTGGAAACTGTCACCCAGGAATTGGCGGCGATTCCGCGCAGGGTATTCCAGATTGATTCCTCCGACTGACAGGCGATGCTGAAAGTCCTGTCGCCAGCGGCGCGCCCGCCATCGGTTATGACTACCCCGCCATCAAGCGTCTTGACGCGGGAGAGGCGGCGCTCTGCGGACCGGATGTCCGTATCTTCATGAAGTGGCACGATCATGATGTCGCCGTCCGCGTCGTAGGTGTATGAGGCCAGGCCGATTTGATAGTTGTGGTTGGCTTCGGTCATTTTTTAAATCCCCAATAAAAATTCTGCGCCGGATTCATTCGCGCGAATTTGAATCTTTTCCAGTATTTCCCACAAAATCATTTCCAGGTGCGGCTGCAGGCCGTCGGCGCTGATCTGGATGGCGGAGCTTCCCTCTCGGTAACGCTGCATTTTGATTTTATTTAATTCAAGTTGTTGCTCAATAAGCTTTTGCTGTGCTTCAAATTCCTTTTGGCGACGTTCATTTTCACTCTTGATCTGTTCTTCGATGATGTCGCGGTTCCAACCACTGGCCTTTTCCAGCGAACCAAACAGAGTTGATAAAAGCGAGCCGGTAGAAGTGATTCCGGTATTGATCGAGCCAAACGCGGAAATCAAAACTTTGGCGGCATTTTCTGCCTCAGCGATGTCCACCTTCGCCTTCCACTCAATAGCCGTCTGAATAACTTTGGATTCTTCCTTCAGTTTGTCGGCCTGCAGCTTAACGTCCACTTCTTTTTTATCCGGGACCGCTTCTTGTATTTTCTTGGTGATTTCGCGTCTTCCGTTTTCATCCTCGATGTAACCGACAACGATAGTTCTCTCTTCTGTTCCTTTGGGAAGCGCAGCCTCGGAAGTCTTCTCAACCTTGACAAACTCTTTCCCGATGTCGATGATGGATTGCTTGATCTTGTCCGCGCCTTCAAACTGCCAGGTGGTTTTCTTTTCCGTCGGGACGGCTTTCAGTTCGTCGGAGGCTGTCTTGACTTGGTCGCCGGTCTTTTTGCTTTGTTCGCCCAAATTTTCAAAGCCTTTGAGCATTTTATCCAGACCGCGCCCCGCGTCTTCGCCGTTGTCCATGATAGATTTGGAAACATTGCGCCCGGATTCTTCAACCACGGAAACCATTTTTTTGAAGGTTTCGTTATATTTCCCCAACATGCCAAAACTAAGCGTGTCGATGAACTTTAAGAATGCGCCTTCCAGGATGATGAAAAGCGCCTGAACAGCATTGGCCAGCAGTTGCAGGCCGTTCCACATGATCTGCGCGCCGCCCGCTATGACATTGAACGCGCCGGAAACGCTCAAACCGTATTCGTCAACGGCTTTGATGGCCACGACAAAGGCAAGGCCGGCCTCCTGAACGACTTTGGAGAGCGCCATCAAGGTCCCAAGCATTTTCTGCGTTTCCGTGTCTGACTTGGATATGTCAATCAGGAAATCGCTTATTGCCTGAATAAACGGTTTAAAGCCGTCCACCATGCCCTCCGTCACGCGGATGAGGCCTGCTATTCCGTCAATCAGGCCTTGAATGAAATCATGCAGGTCCTCGACTTTGGTCAAATCCATGCTGCCGAACCACTCGCCGAAAGCGCCGCCCAGGTCACGCAGGGAATCAATCAATTTGCTGAAATCCAGACCTTTCATGGCGTCGGGTAATGCTTTGGCAACACCAGCCAGCCATGCGGATAATTCGCGCCCAGCTTCGCCCAGGGCGTTAAAGAGCGGATCGAAAGCGCCAGCGTCCACGCCAACCTTGATGCCGGCCAGCATATTCCCGAACGATCCGGCGATTCCCGCGCCGGTTTCTTCCAGGCGGGTCCCAATATCAATCGCCAGGACCTTGGCCGTGTTCGCAACCATTTGCGCCTGATTGCTGAACGTGCCGGCCATTTTCTTGTAGGCTTCTTCGGCTGATCCGGCTGAACTGTTGATCTGATTCATGGCCTTGTTGAAGAATTCCATGCCGTCGCCGGTGAGCTGCATCGCTCCGTTAAGTGCGCGGACCTCTCCAAACAGCGTTGACATTTTATCGGCGCTGCCGCCGGTGGCGGACATAACCGCTTGCAACATTCCTTCAAAGCCTTTGGCCTTCAGTTCCGACGCGCTGAAGGTCAATCCCATTTCGGCGGCGGCTTTGGCGGCTTCCTGTGACGGCTGAACAAACGTGGTAATCACGCCCTTGACGGCGGTAATGGCCTCCGATGTTTCCATGCCCTTGGCGGTCAGTGTGGATATTGCGGCGGAGAGAGCTTCAAAGGAAACGCCAAAGTTGGCCGCGATTCCGACGACCTGCCCCATGCTCTGGCCCAGGCTGTCAATGGTCTGCTTTCCAATCAGGGTTGACGTGAAGAAAACATCGTTCAGATGGCCCACATCTTTAATCGTGTAGCCGTAAGCGTTCATGGTGCCTGTCAGCAGATCCACGGTGGTATTGAGATTGGCGTTATTGGCGACGGCCAGTTGTTCGGACGCCCTCATGAAATCCAGCGATTCGGCGTATTTGATTCCGGCCTGCGCTGCGGTATAGAGGGCGGAGTTGATGTCGCTGATGGATTTGCTCGACGTGGTGGCGTAGTTCAGGACATCGTCACGGTACTGGCGCAACTGATCGCCGCTCGCGTCCACGGATGTTGAAATGAGAGCAAAGCCTTTGTTAAAATCCGATGATTCCTTGATGGCCAGGGCCATTCCGCCAATGACCAAAGCCGCAAGAGCCGCGTCTAATTTGATGATGGAATCGGCGGCGCGCGCCAGAGGTTCGGTAACGCTGCCGATGCCAGAGCTTAGGGTGTTGAATTGAGTCTCAAAGCCCCGCATGGTGCGGCTGAGATCTTTATCAACTGCGCCGAAAACGATTTCTACGGTTTTGGTCAGGTCGGCCATATCGTCCTTCCGTTATTTATTACGTTTGGCCTGATCTTCGTAAAACAGGCCCCATAGTTGCAGTTCCCCGGATGTCAAATATCCTTCGGGGAAGAGGTCGGGCCGGGCTTCGTACAGGAATCGCCCTCTGGCGCTACACAAGGCAAGGCTTGATCGGACACCTGCGTCACGCCAGAGGGCTGCAATTTTCCCGGTATCTGTCCCTTTCCGGTCAGCTCGACAATTTTATTTGTAATCGTCAGGAACTCGACCGGGTAAGTCTCGCACAGCTTCACGGCCAGATCCCTGGTGCATTCCGGATCGACGGATGCCATGATTAAATGCTCGATGCGCTGAACAATGGCGGCGGGTGTGTTTCCGCCAATGCCCAGCAAATCCTTGACTGCCTGCGCCTTTTCCTTGCTGGAATCGGATGTTAACCCGGAAATCAGCGCCGCGATGCTTTTCTGATTGTCAGCGGCTGCGTCGGCGCGCCCCAGTTCCTGCCCGGTCAGGCCCCGGACAATCCAGACGGCTTCTTCCCCTTCAGGAAAAAACTGCCGGAGATCCGGGACCGGGACAGGATGCGTCCGCTGGGTGAATTTAGTTTTTAAGAACTTCTTCGCGTCAAATTTCATGTAAGCTCCGCTTCGTTTCGCTTAGTTCATAGTTCGTAGTTCGTAGTTCGTAGCTCGTAGTGGCTTTGAGCTATGAGCTACGAGCTGATTCTTATCCTGTAACGTCGCTGGATGCGGTTTCCGCCGATATGGTGCAGGCGGCGCTGATATGGTCGCCAGCGGGGAAGCTGCGCGTGATTCCCAGCACTCCCTGCGTCAGCACATAAGGCGTCGAGTTGTTCGCGTCCTGGAAGAACTTGAACCAGAGATCCTGCCCCTTCAGCGCGATAAAGCCGTCGGAGATTCCGTCTTCCAGATAGGCGGTGAAACTGCCCTGTCCCAACGAAGAACTGGAAGATCCCAGCGTCCGCCCGTAAATCTGCTTACTGGAAACGCTGTAGGTGTTTTCCGGCGGAATGAAGTTTTCCGATTTACTGATGTCCGTGAAAGACGGTTCGTAATATTGGGCGTAAACCTTTTTGGCTGCGCCGGATACAGGCGAGGCTTCGGAGTGAATGAGCGGGAGGGCCGAGGCAAACAAAACGCCCGCATAACCCAGAACGCCGTTTTCCACGTTGCTTCGCTTTTGCTCCCATGTCGGGAAGTCGTATCGTTCCGTGTGAGTTCCGACCACCTGCTTGATTTCATCGCTGTCAATAACGGCGGTTGCAGATGCGGACATCCAGACCTGGCCGATTTCGATGCTGTCCAGCGGGATGTAGGGAGGGCCACCGGCGACGCCGCGCGTGGTGGAAAAGGCCGATCCGGCCGTGCCTTCGACGGTGGCAATGGCGCCCGCCGAGGTGACGGTGATACTGTCCTTTTTGTAGCAGTCGCTGGCGGGAGAGGACGCAGGGCGGACAACCAGTTGATCCGTTTTGGCCGCGACGGTCGTCAGGACGCCGGCCAGGTAGCAGGTCAGGGCGGCCACGTCAACGGCTTCTTTGGTGCCGCTCGCCGCCGCGGTAATGACTCCGCCGGTCGCTAGTCCATTCGGGCGCACAACGGGCTTATATCCGGTCCGGTTGCTCCAAAGAGAGTCGGCGCTACGGAAATCCTTGTGATCGCCCTGATCGGTCAGGGCCACAAAAGCGACAAGATCCTGCCCGCTTTCGTATTGTATCTTTCCATTTTCTGCTGTTGCCATGATGATTTTCCTCCTGTTGTTGTGTTATTTTATTTTCAGCTTCTTCCTATCGTGATATAACGTCGGGGATGTTCCGGACTGGGATGAGATTCGGAAACCGGCCAATGGCGGGCGACTGCTTCACGCCAATAATCAGCGTTTCCTTTTATCCGTGTCCAGTTCTTACCAAGACGGTTGTCATCCATGTCATATACCTCAATGATGACGTTGCGCGCTGTTCGTCGGATTTCAGAGAGAATGAGATCCAGTCTTTCCGGCTTCACCAGCATGAGTACGTTGATGCAGATGCCCCAGTCAACAACGGGGAAATCAGCCGGGAGCGATTCCAGCGGCGAGACGGTATAGGTCAAGCCGTTGCCAATGAGGGCGCGGGCTTCCGGTTCAAGGGCGTTGTCCGCAATGTCCACCATGTTTATTTGATAGCCGCACTTATGGAGAATCAGCTCGACGCGCCCCGTTCCGCTGCCATAGTCATTGATGACGCTTCCCGGAGGAATGATTTTGCGCAGAAAAGGCGCAAGGCGCTGGGCGGTGGAGCCGCGCCGGTAGTCGCCCTTTTCCCAGACTTCTTCAAACTGCTGTTTTTCTTCAATCATTCCAATACTCCTTCACCCATCCGTCACACATTGCGCTCCCATCCAGCCATTCCTGTGTTGGCGCGCCCAGAAGTTCTTTTGTCCAGCCGGACATGGAACGAACACGCCCGTCGATTTCGCGCACACGCGGTATCCAGCCATTGCGGAAATTCTCATAGGAGCCGTTCTGCTCATTTTTTCCGGTCAGCGGACATCCACAAAGGATGATTCTGTTGTAGCCGATGCGCAATGCTGCCTGAACGCCCAAAAGGGCGGAGCTTCCCGATGGTTTCCACCAATCGCCGATGCAGTGGTTAACGTCTTCACGTGACTCATGCGAGATGATTTCATAGTCAAGATTCCCGTTGATGGCGGCGCGGCGATTGTGGATCGCAGGGATTTCCACAGGATGAAATGTAGCCATGTAACGGATCGGCAAGGCGTATTTGTCCACGGCGTCCAAACCGATGGCCATGTAGAGGCGCGGGCGGTCGCCGATAATGTCATGACACGCGGTCATGTCTTTCAGCGTATTAGGCGCGCTGCCGGTTATAATAATGATTTCGTTTTTACTGTTCATAAGGGTTGCCGATCTTTGTCCAGTAAGTGACGGTAAATGTAGCCTGCGAGCCGACTGCGACGGCGCCGTCTTCCAAAGTTGAATCAGTTCCGCCCGATGTATAAACAATGCTTTCCGCATAAGGCGAATCGTAAGTTACCGGAGATGTTGCTTTCGGCCTGCGCCTGTCCCATGTTGTCGACGTGAAACACTTGATGAGGTCGCCCAGGATTTGCTCACCAATGACGGACTGGTCTGTCGTCCCGAATTTAGCGATGCCGTCGGCGCGTATCTGCATGGTGTGTTTGCATTTGCCGTAGGCATTGGTGTTTTCTTCGGGCAGCGGCCAGATCACGACGGCCGGGAGTTCGTCCGGATCAAGCGATTTCCGGGCGCGAATGACCTTTGCGCCGATGTTGGTCGAATAGGCCTGCGGCGATCCGGTGTTGACGATGACGGCGGCGCGGGCCAGAAATTCCAATATGATCAGTTCGCGGATGGTGTTCATACATGCCTGCTCAATTCGTAGTCCATTTCGTGGAAGAGCCTGTCGTGCAGACGCACGGCCGCCTTTCCCAAAATACGTTTCATGACTTCCGCGCGCGCCATGATGTCGGGAACGCTGGAGGTATAGAGCTGCTTGATCGGGAGACGGTATTCTTTCGGGAGCCAGGCAGCGGGGATATAGCGGTTTTTGGATGGCACAAAGACATATCCGCTGCGATTGATCGCCGCTGCCATTTTGCCCATTTTCCCGGAATGCTGGCGCGTTTCACGACGGTAAACGCCTTTGTGGCCGCTTTTCATGGTGGCGATAAATGCGCTGCGAATTACCTTGCGCGGGTTTTCTTTCAGGACTTGCACGGAAACGCCTGTCTGCGTCTGCCTGGTTCCCTTCATGTCAATCAGCGGGACATAAGCGCCGGTGCTGGCTATCGCGCCGGGCACGCCGCCAATGACTGCCTGGCGGATTTTGAAGGTCTTATCCGCTGCAGATTTGGTGATGTTCATGACAGAGGTGATTTCCGTCGAGGCGTCAGTTTTGACGCCGCTCAACACGCGATTGACCGCGCGAGCGGTAACTGCGGGCACGCATTCCTTTATTCCCGCCATGAGATTGTTGACGGCGCGCAGGTCCTCAGGATCAATGGTAATCTGGAATCCGGCCATCAGGTTACTATTGCCTCCACGATGATTCCGTCATTGCGGCTGATCGCCTGGACGGTGAAGGTTTCCGAGCCGACGGTGAAGGTGTCGCCCCGGTTTGGTTCCTGCCCGATGACGGCCAGCGCCGCCTCGATGCTGGTTCCGGGCGCGGCGGCCTGGGCGGTGATTCCGTCGGGCTGCAAGAGGATATCGCGGTTGACGATGACGCGGCAGGAAACAGCCGTTCCGCCCGCCGGGTTGTAGGTGGCGGCTTCGCCCACGGGCGAATTGAGAATGTCGATGGCTGCCTGCTTGAAAATGGCGTCAATCATGCTTGATCCTCATAAATGATGTTCCCGGTTTCATCGCGCAGAAGCCGGGT